TTTTATATTAGGATTTGTATTATCTCGGAATTTTTGCGCGGCTTTACCGTCCTTAATCTTCTTGATAGAATTAATGTCATCCTTATGATCTGCCTCCCATTCCTTGAAGTGTTTATCGCAAAACCAGGCGTGAGCCATACCCTCAGCCCATAAGATTTCCAAAGTAGGCGGTTCAGCGCAATTCATACATTGATCTCTTCTATGCCGACCTTCCTCTTTAATATCAATCTCTTTTTTCATAATGGCTTCATACAGAGAATCTCGCATTTTTAGGGATTTCTTTTTTGATTCAGCAAGCCAATACCTATGATTTTCAGGTATTGCTTTCTCTATTCTTTTCGGCAAAGCTGATTCCCCGGCCTTTGGTATCCACTTTTTTGAAACTGCTTCTTTTGTAAGAACATAAGGAGTTTGATCTATAGGCTTTATCGCAAACCAATCAGGGCTCCCGGATACAGCCGTTTCTACCTTTACTATGTCGCCGTCAAGAATCAAATCTATTATCTCAACAATATCATGAGGCTTATCGACAGCTGCTTGTATATGCTTAGTCAAATCATCCTCAAATAACCTGTTGAATATCATACATTTTACTATAGTATCACTTAAATGTTCTTGTATATATGAGTCTAATTTTCTGTATAGCACTCTTTGAAAAGACGATCCGGCTTCATAAAAATATTCATGCACGAAATCATTATAGGCGCACAGCTCCGCATTTCCGTCTATCGGATGCTTAATAAAAATATTCTTATTTTTTACAAATTCCTCTTTCAATACAGAAGTTATATTTCTGAATCCTTTTTTCATAGACGCGCGGAGTATATCGTCTTCCATTCCCCATCTCATTTTGAAATCAAAATTTTTGAGCGCTTCCTGAATTCTTTTCTTCTTTGTTTCACTATCTAATTCAAGCCAATCTTTTGCGTAGCCGTTAGCGACAAAACACTCATGAAATATGTCAAACCAATCATAACCGTCTTTTACCAAGGCTTCGTTCAGATATTTTGTATTGCGTATTATTTTATAGTTTGATACAAGCAGTTCTTTTTTCTGGTAGTTTACCTTTTTTTGCTGAGGGCTTGCTATAGACATGAGTTCTATGGTAGTTTTATTGAATTTGCCGAATGCCTTTGTGAGTTCGTAACTTAACAAAAATTTTCCTTTGATACCGCTTATAGCTTCTTCTATATCGCTTTCTTTAGGCATGCTGTTCCATACATAAGCTGCGTTAGGATAAGGCGGGTCAAGGTAAAAAAATGTATCTTCCGCATCAAACATTTTTATAACTGTTTTGTAATCTTTGTTTAAAATTTCCACGTCTTTAAGTCTTTCCTTCATGCGCATTAGATTATTAACGCCGTTCCAGGTTGTCCCTAAATCGCGGTTTTCAAACGACTTCATTTCTCCGAGATTGGAGAATTGTTTTAAATATATGAAATCATGGAACCACCTCGTGCCGTCCGAATTTTTAAAATCCTTTAAGATTTCGCCAAAGACTTTTTTATTGGCCGTCCAATACATTTTTTTCAATTCCGTCCATTGTTCTTCGGTGATGTCCTGAATGAATTTATACGCTCTTACTATCCTCGGGTCCAAATCATTAATGACTTCTTTTTCGCTTTTGTTCTTTTTCCAAAATACAGCTCCGCCGCCCATAAAGGCCTCTACATAAGTTTTATGTTCCGGTATCATCCTTACAAGTCTCGAGGCCATAAATTTTTTACCGCCCTGGGATCCGAAAGGCTGCCTTAATGCTTCCTCAAGCGAAGCCTCTTTTTCTTCGGCCGTTGTTTTCTCTGTATCGATCTCGATAATACCCGCATCCTTCGCTTTTTCGATGACTTCCGATATCTTATGCGCTGCTTCCGTATTTTCCTTTCTTCCGGTAACAAATCCTCTTTGTAATTCGATATTAACCGCCCCGGTCTCAGAATTTTTAGAAAAATCTGCTTCAGAGAAACGAACAGCGATAATATCACCGACTTCGCACTTAATAGAAGTTTCATGTGTCCTCCCGGCTTTTATATATTTTTTGCCTTGTATTTCGATTATTGATTCAGGATTAATAATATCCTGCTCCGCAAATTCAAACGCGAATTCATAATTAAACACAGGAGAAGTTTCTGTTTGAGTTATTTTCCATACTTTACAATTGACTTCGGCCTCCGAATGCCTTTTTTTCCATTCATCGGCCGCTTTTAAAAGACCAGTTTCCTCTATATCTAATTTCCTCCGTGAGAATTCATTGATGATAAAGATAGCCCTGCTTATGATTTCTTCCTTGTTTACGTTTTCTACTTCCCATATCAGATTTATTTTTTTCCATAATTCTTTAAGGGCATCATTTGATATTTCCTGCAATTTAATCGGGTGTATGTCAGTCAGTTTCATCTGTGTTCTCCTTTGTTCTCCTTTGTTACTGTTTCGCTTAAATCCATACCGCAAACCTCGGTCATAAAATTACGCCAAATTTTCTTTGCTTCTTCTAATGTAATCCAATTATTATCCAGCGCCGATTTAACGGCATCTGTAACTCTCCCTGCAGATACCCCTAATCTAAGCTCCTGCTTTTTTGTTATAGGCGGCGTTTTTATTACAAACTTTTTATTCACGTCTTCCGGCAGCTTTTTCGCTATGATAGCCTGGTCTATAACAAAATTAAAGATGTGCTTAATCATAAATTTGAAATATTTCTGCCTGGACCTTAGATGCTTCAAAGTAGGCAAACTCATTTCAACGGCGCCGGCTCTTATAGTTTCTCCGCCTTCGCCGAACCAAAGATTAGGAAATCCGGCCCCGCCTAATATCTGCATTTTAAATAACTGCGCTTCTTTTGAAGCATCCGAAGATTCCAATTTAGGAGAAGCCGCTTCCCATTTGACTTTTTCGTTGTGGGCTCTCATGCTTCCAGGCTTCGGCGTTGACTGTCCGGTAAGCCATTTCTGTATATCGCCGTCATTCATTCCTTCAAGGGTTATGTCCCATACGAAGTTGTTAAGTATATTAGCGCGTTCTAATCGCGCAAATAAAAACTGATCATAGCCGTCTATCCAATCGGCAAGAGACAATAAATCGCTTCTTCCTCTCATTGAATTCGTTACTTTATTTATCTGGAATACAAATATTTCTCCTATCAGCTTACCATAAGTTTCTGAGCGCTTATCGTTGTCTATGTTTATTACTTCGTACGATTTTTCTTTACCGGACCTATTTTGCTTCAACGTCACTTTCTTAAGTACCTCAGGGTTTTTTCTATCAGGAAATACTTGTTTTACCCTTGTGGGATCTAAGTAACCTAATCTTACATTTCCGTTATAAGGATTAACAAACACGGGATAAAACTGTTCTCCGAATAATCCCAGCTCTTTTGCTTTTATATCCTGCTTCAAATCCCAGTTATTTACATTGTCTTCCCAGTGTCTATCAAGAACTTCCTGAACTCTTTCGTCCTCAGCCTTGTATGAAAAGCCGTCGCCTATGATAAAATCTTTTGTCATTTCTATGATTCTATGCGCTATAGGGTTTGAATCATAAAGATAGAAAGCTATATCCTGCATTCTATCCTGGATCATGGGCGATAAATCCCTATAATCATCCTTTGTTAACAATGTCCAGCCGAAATCAGAATAATCAGCACCTATTGTAGGATAGCTTTCTTTAATTCTTTCCATGTCTGTCTGCTTTTTTTTCATACCCATATTATGCTCCTTCTTCTGTTCATGTTAAGTTGCAAAGGTCTTCTTTTTCTATCTTCCGGGTCCTTGCCGTAAATAACGGCACTGGCGATAACCGGAGGAAATTCATTTACGCAATAAAATTCGTGGCTCGTGACAGAATGACAGGTCTTATCTTTTTTAGCGGTATCTTCATCATGTCTTTTTCTTTGATGGTTTTTAATAGATTCTATAAAATTCACGCATTTAGGGCTTACAAGAAATCTCGGCTGCCCCATTGAATCCCTGGCTTTCAATAATAATTTTACGGCGCGCCTTCTATCATCAAGAGAGGCTTCCTTTACTGTTATTTTAAGG